GTCAAGAGGATCCCGGCCACGACCCCGGCACCGGCCAAGACGGCCGAGCCGAAGGAAATGGCCATCCTGCGCTTGAAATACCTCTCAGCCGACGCAACCTATACCAGATCGTTGACGCTGTCCGTCGACGCTGCAATCAGCAAGGACGAGATCGCCGTCATAGCGGAGAAGAAGGCCCAGGGCGGCACTCTGCTGGAGGCCCACCTGATCCCCTATTCGCCGGGGATATAATGAGTCTATGGACCCATGAACGGAGGTGAGAATCGGGCATGGATGGATTGTTCAACGAGGTGCCGAGGCTGACAGCGCTCATCAACGTCATCGCGACGTATCATCCGAGGGGCCTGAAAGTTCTCCTGGGCGACGATCCCGAGCCGACGCTGGGAGAACTGGACGAGCTGCTCAACGGGATCACGGGGAAAGCAGACCTGGGAACGACGATCGACGGGGGCCGCCTGACACAGACGGCCCTCGATCTTGTCTGCCGGATGGGGCCGGTGAGCCTGACGATTGACAAGGCCGGGGGCTGGGATAATCTCACGGCTTCGGTCCGAGAGGTCAAGACCCTAGAGCCTCAGGCGTGGAACCTGTTCGCTGAGAGCGTCCTATGGGTCGGGCACGGCTCGCGCCTGGAGAGCGAGGGCGGCCACCTGTCGAGGATCGCCATGAAGTACAAGGTCCACACCCGGACCGTCCTACGATGGCGGGAAGAGGTGCCGAAGATGATCGCCCGGCTCGCGCTCCAGGGTGGACTCAGGGTGCTGTGCTTTTGCGGGCACAGTCAAGGAAATAGTGGCGATAAAGCCACCTAAACATTATCGTCAATGTCACTGGTAAAGTTCTGGATAACAGACTAACTAATGCCTGTCCGCCTGTTATTGTGAGTACGATCGGCAGCCGTGGATAACTCCCGGCCTTCGCCCGATCCCTCCCATCGCAGCCGTGGGCTTTAAAACCCACGGTGACATCGAGGCCCGAGCGTAAATACGCAAGGGCCTTATTCTTTCCCCTACCTCAGAGCAGATCCCAAAGAATACAGCGCTGGCAAGGGCTTACGGGTCCTTCCTGGGGCATTTGGCGTAGGGGTCGGCGAAGCCGCGGGGAAAGGCTATATGAAAAACTCGAAAATCAGTTTAATCGTTCGGAAATAGGCAGGAGGGGCTGAGATGAAAAAGCCTGATGCCGGCTGGGGAAAGTTAATCGACGGCAAGAAGTGCGTCAGGACATCAGACCTATGTGAATTATTCGGGATTTCCGATGTCGCCCTGGCTAAATGGGCGGCCAACGGATGCCCGAAGGCGAAATACGGCTGGTGGCCCCTGGCCGAGGTTTTAAGATGGCGCGGATTGGTTGGAACGAGCGGGGTCAAGACGGAGCAGCAGGCCGTAAAGCTGAGTTATCGCGAGCAGAAGCTCCGGGCCGAAGCCGAGCTTAAACGGACGACCGCCGACCGCGAAGCGATCAAGCTGAGCGAAATCAAGGGGGAATATCTGCCTGTCGCCGAAGTTAAACGGCACCTGCAGGCCCTTTTCATGTCGCTTCGCCGCTCCCTGCTGTCATTGGGGAAGGTCGCCGGGATGGAGGCGGCCGCCCATGTCGACGCCTCGGCGGCTAGACGAATCGAGCAGGCCGTTCGGGAGGTGGTGACGGATGGCCTTGAGCAACTCAGCCAGGATGGCGACTATAAGCCCAGAAAGCGAAAAATCAAACGCGGAGGTGGGCGACCTCGAAAGAACCGGCTTGCCTGAGTGGATCCTCGACGCGCTCAAGGTTTTCAAGCCGCCGTCAATCAGGACGGTCAGCGAGTGGGCCGACGAATACCGCGTCCTCGATTCACGGTCGGCTTTGCCGGGGCCGTGGAAAACACACCGGACGCCCTACCTTCGGGCCGTCATGGACGCCGTATGCGACCCCGACATCGAGGAAGTCGCGTTTATTAAACCAACGCAGGTCGGCGGCACCGAGGCGATCCTGAACGTCCTCGGCTATCTCATCGCCCAGGACCCCAGCCCGGCCCTGCTGGTCTACCCGACCGAGGACCTTGCGAAGTCCATGAGCAAGAACCGGATCAAGCCGATGCTCCGGCTGATCCCCGAGGTGGCCGAGAAGGTGAACCAGGCCGAGTCGGAGACGCTGGAGTTCCAGTTCCCGGGCATGTCGGTCGCCCTTGCCGGGGCCAACTCTCCGACGGGCTTGTCCTCAAGGCCGGTCCGGGTCGTGTTCCTTGACGAGATGGACAAATATCCCCGCTACAGCGGGAAGGAAGCGGCGCCGGCCGAGCTGGCTAAGGAACGGACCAAGACCTTCCACAACCGGAAGATCTTTAAAACCTCGACGCCGACGACGAAAGCGGGGCCGATCTGGATGGCGAGAGAGTCGGCGGACGAGCTGCTGGAATATTTCGTGCCGTGCCCGCATTGCGGGAAGTGGCAGACGCTGAAGTTCAAGCGGATCAAGTGGCCGGAGGAGGTCCGGGATCCGGAGACGGTGCGGGGATGCTCCTGGTACGAGTGCGAGGAGTGCCTGGGCCAGATCCGCGACAACCAGAAGATGGACATGCTCCGGGCCGGGGAGTGGCGAGCGACGCGATCCAACGGGCACCGGCGATCCGTGGCCTACCAGCTCAACGCCCTTTACAGCCCATGGACGACCTTCGGGGATGTGGCGGCGGAGTTCCTTCGCTCGAAGGATTACCCGGAATTGTTGATGAATTTTGTTAATTCGTGGCTGGCCGAGCCGTGGGAGCCGAAGGCGTCAAGGTTCCGCTCGGACGTCGTCATGGAACACCGCGGCGATTATCTCCGGGGCACGGTTCCCAGGTCGGCCCAACTGCTAACGCTCGGGGCCGACGTCCAGCTGGATCACTTCTGGTTCGTGGTCAGGGCTTGGGGGCAGGGGCTCACGTCATGGCTGGTGGACGAGGGCCGGGTCGAGACATGGGATCAGCTCGAGGAGGTTCTCCAGCGGGAGTACAACGCCGAGGGGGATGCTCCGAAGCTGATCCAGCTGGCCCTGATCGACTCCGGGTTCAGGACGGAGGAGGTCTACCAGTTCTGCGCGGAACTGGAAGGTCTGGCGATCCCCTCAAAGGGGGCGAACATGAGGCTGACCTCGCCCTATCGGCTCTCCTCGGTAGACAAGGCTGCCGGCGGAGACCTGAAGATCGTCATCGTCGACACGCATTATTACAAGGATTTCCTTGCCGGGCGCCTGAACAAGGGGCTGGGTGAGCCGGGAAGCTGGCATGTGCCTTCCGACATCGACCGGGAATACGCCGACCAGATCTGTTCCGAACAGAAGGTCTCGGAAAAGGACGGCAAGGGGCGCCTGATCGAAAAATGGCAGAAAATCTCGTCTCACAGCGCGAACCACCTGCTGGACGCCGAGGTCGGGGCTGCTTGCGCGGCTGAAATGAGCGGAGTTCGCTACCTGAAGCCGCCGGAAGCGCCTCTGGAGCCAAGACCGGAGGCAAAACGGCCCGAAACCGGCCGGAACGGATGGATAAAGCGAGGGAATCAACCGTGGATTCACCGATAAAAGGCCCCTTCGGGGGTCTTTTTTTGTGCCCGAAAACGGGGAGGGAGGAGGTGAAGGTCATTGGCAGATGTTGATACCTACACGGCGCAGCTGACGAGCGTCAGGGCCGCCATCCTGGCCATCGAAAGCGGGGCCCAGGACTACACGATCGGCGGGGGCAGGGTCACGAAAGCGGACCTCGCGACGCTGTACAAACGGGAATCGGAACTGGAAGGGAAGATCGCCGGCGAAACCTACGGAACGCGGGGGCTCGCTCAATGGCCGGGGAGATGAGGACGAGGGCAGAGGCGAAGCCGCCCATCCTCGAGCGGATCATCGCGACCCTTTCGCCGAAGTGGGCCTTCGACAGGCAGCTTTTCCGGTCGGCACTCGGCCGGAATTACGACGCCGGGGCGAACGACCGCTTCTCCGGAAACTGGATGCCGGTGGCGAACGCGACGGCAGAGGAAACGGCGGCGCCCTATCGCGACCGGATCAGGGGGAGGGCCCGTGACCTCGAGCGGAACAACGACCTGGTCATTGGGGCCCTGGACACGTTCGACCGGAATGTCGTCGGGTCGGGGATCCGGCCCCAGGCGTCGATCCTGAAGGCCGGGGGCGACCAGAACGAGCGGCTGAACGAGCAGGCCGAGGCCCTCTGGAAGCATTGGGCGAAGCCCGGGAACTGCGACACCACGGGCCAGTCCACCTTCTATGAGCTGGAAAGCCTCGCCATGAGGCGAAAGGCCACCGACGGGGAGATCTTCATCCGGCGGATCACGCCGAAGAAGGCGCCCGGTCAGGTGCCCCTGCTGCTCCAGA